AATTCTTTCCTGGTCTTCAGACGGCTGAGATTTACCTTTTAATAGTTCTTGAACAACATCAGGTGATTTGCCCAACTCTTGCCACCGTTCATTGCTTTTACGTCTTCTTACAGCTTCTTCATTTGCGTCAACTAATTGCTGTTTAACAGAATCAAAGTCACTTTTAGAAACTACATCTAAAACTTGCAATCTATATGAACCATTTTCTTCTTTATATAAGGATTGAATATTCTCCTCTATTCCCTCCATATTATCTAATGTATATTTTAACGCCATTTTATATTCCTTCTTTCGCTAGGTTACAGGCCAGCTTTAGCCCACGATGAGCTTTCACGCTCTTTTAGTTCTTGTAAGGTTAGTTCGTTTCCAGCTTTATCAATAAACTTATCCATTGAAACACCAGCCCTAAACAAATCACCTTTTTTTCTCCCTAACACTTCATTTTGAAATGCTTTAGGTTGTTTCTTTAACCACTTGTTGTAATCTAAATCAATTGCCACTTGTCCATTCATAGATGACCTAGTCCCCATTGGTATATTCTTTATCTTTAACATCTTTTGTAATTGCCTAGAAGTTTTGAACACTGCAATAGTAGTTGATCTACAATTAATATGTATTGGTGGACGCGGCCCAGATTTAGGTGGAAATACCTTACCATCATAAGCTCTACAAATAGCACTTGTTCTACCGTCTAATGTGGATACCCATTGAATTACTTTTATCCTAGAGTTGTTTTGTTTGTATATTTCATTTCTAGCAACGTTTGCAGTATGAGCTAAAGCAGTTCTTACAGTTGCCTCCGCTCCTCGACGCGATTGCTGTATAATTCCAGCTTCAGACCTTGTTCCTCTTATTTGCCTTACAATTTGCTGTGTTGTTTGACCCTCAACATAACCTTGTCTGATTGCTGTCTTTACTCGTCTAAATGTACCATCTGGCATACCATTATACCATTCACGCAATAACAATCCTTGAAACGGTCTTGCTACAGCCGCCGCATAAATCTGCTCATTGCTTGGAGATATTAAACTTAAATTAATTGGTATTAATCTTTCATACATATTCATCTGAAATTGCTTTTCGTATGACCCCAGTTCTTTCACCTCTTCTGATAGCTTATCAATTAAAGGTTTATAGCCATTCTTTATTTTACGTTTAAGGTTATTTAATAAGCCACCAAGTTGCTTTGGTGATAGCTTTTGCAAGTCTCGTTTGGCTAAATCGGATACAATGTCATCTTCAACATTACCTAATAATTTTAATATATCTTTTACAACACCTGATTTATATCTTTGCAAGTATATTTGATGTCGAATGGTTGCGTCTGCTATATCATCAGCTAATGACATTGTCTGGCATATCCATTGATTGATCAGCGACCATTTCTAGCTCGTCTTCAGCATTGACATTTTCTGCTAATATGCCTCTTCGTTTAGCTTCCTCAATATAAGTTTGCTTAGAAATAACTCCAGATAAATGCATCTTATTAAGTGAGTCCATATCAATATGGCTCATTGCTGTAGCCGCATAATCTTTATTAATAGTAATTTCTATATCAGCATTTATATTTGCAAGGTCAGCCATCCATTGAAAGCACGTTTCTAATGAGTCTTTTAAAGTATCTGCCCACATTGCAAGACGACTATTAATCTTGTTCTCGTCAATCATGTCACCAGTTGCTGTTGTTGTTCCTGATCTGGATACAATTAATTGCAAACCCATAGCTTGCATTTGGAACTCCATATCTTTAAGCTCTGTTCGTCCAGCATCTATTGCCGCACCAGAATGTTCAACTACACCAATCTTTGCGTTTTCATTACTACTCCAGAAAGCATATCCAGCACCTTCCGTAAATGACTGTAAATCTTCTCTGCTATAACCGTGAAAGTATTTCATTGGTGCGCGAGCATGATGCATAATATTAGCTTGATCTGATTGTGAACGCCAATGAGCAAGATTAATTTCTGCTAAACGTCTATGAGGTGGTTCAGCATTAAAGAAACTCTTGCGGCCTATATCACAAGGCTTAACCATTATCTCAACCATTCCAGTTCCATACTCATCAACTAAAATCCAGTCATCTTTATTGTTTTGTTTATATATACGAACATTAACAGTCCCTAAAACACTGCCATCTTCAACCGGTAAACTTAAAACTCTAATTTGAGTAGATTCATCAGGAGCAAACTCGTCGTCACTCTCAGTTGATATACGTTCCATTATTCTTATTTGTGTTAATTTAGGAGCGTTGTTTATTATCTGCCACTTCCAGCCTAATATATCTTCTAGTTTTAAGTGTACAAAATAAGGTCTAAAATTACCTTTAATAGCCTGTGCTTTAGTTATGTTTTCTGCCCTGGGAGGTGCATCGACCATAATAAAAGACATTCCAGATCGTTGAGCGTCTGAGAATACATCCTTTGAAAATTGGCTTAGATCTCTTGCTTCTAAATCAATGTTATAAGCCCAAACATCTAAATCAGTATTAGTTTCTAACAACATAACAGGTTGATCGAACACCTTGCCGCTTAAATCTTCTATTGTCTTTCCTACCCCATCAAACAACCAGCTACTTTCAACTCTAGCGTTATAGTCGTCATCTGTTTCCTGTGGGAATTTAGGGAGATATTTTGTCCCCAAACTTCTCATATGAACACCACCTTCAACTAAATCTCTTACTGGTGCGCTTTGCATTAACATCGCATTAACTTCTTTACTAATCTTGCTAACTGAGTTGCTCATATCCTAATTACCATTTTTCCTGATGATTGCGCTTTAATTAATGGAGCAAGTGCATATCGCACTGCGTCTGGGCTGTGGTTGTTTGCATCTTGTATATCTGGCAAAATATCCCCACTTAATTTATCTGTCTTGTGGCTGTATAATCTAAAGTCTTCTGCTGACCCTTTACAATCTGGATGTATTATAACAGATTTATAACCACGAATAAACCTTACACCTTCTGCAATCGAATTAGGCCATTTCTTGACACCTTCCATACGAGGCAATCCATTCCTTTGTAAATAGCTTATTGTTTTAGGCTCTGCTGAATCTGCACGACTAACATATTTATCAAACTCAGGCATAATATCACAGATAAATTCTTTTGTCTTGTCTATTTCTATTCCAACTCCATATGCTTCTTTTTCTATATACAAATTATCGTTATAAACCCAGCACTTTACAGCAACTAATGGATCTGGTCTAAAGCCAAAATCTAAACCAAAATAAGGATTTCCCCAGTCTTGACCAACAACAAAATCCTCTACTTTCCACTTATCATAGAATATTTGTGCTTCGTTATACTTTTCATAATCTCCTAACCATACATGATTATAACGTTCATAATCTAATTCCCTTGCGTGATCTGCTAAAATGTTCATTGCTTTAGGACAAAATGGATTATCTAAATAATTAACATGAACAACCTTTGCTTGTTTGTTATTAGTAAACAATTGCTCGACTGCATCTGTTTCATTTCTAGGATTCCAGCTAAACCATAACTCACTACCATCTTTTCTCAATGTTGGGTCTAATAACTCTATTGATCGTTTTGATAATGACTGAGCTTCTTCGCACCACGCTATATCAAACCCTTCTAATGATTTAATACTTTCAGCAGTATGATCTTGCATACCTTGAAATATAATAATTCCTCTGCCTTGCTTGTTATGTATTTCTGTTCCCATAACTTCAAACATATGTTCAACTTTTAATGCTTTAATCTTATCCTCTAATAATTGTTTTGCGCTAAACTTGAGTGATCTCTGAACTTCCCTAATGCAAACTGTTCTACTATTTGCATCTTGTATATGTCTTTCAATAATAGCTTCAGCAAAGAAATGAGATTTACCAGATGCTCTACCACCTTTAGCACCTTTATATCGATGCTCGCTTGTTATAATAGGAAGAACCCATCTAGGAGTTTTAATCTGTAGGGTCGACAATTATTCTCTCAATCTTTGTAGGTGTCATTGATCCATCTGGTGATGTATGTTCTACAGCAGTAGTATCTTTCCAACCACCTTGAGTTTTAAGGAAGAACACTTGCGCTCCCAGGTCTCCGTTTCTTGCTTTATTTAACAAACCACCAGCAATACTTCCTATCGCTTTTGCTTTTCCCTTTTTATAGCGTGTAAAAATAGCTTTATCACGTTCCATAATGTTATAAAAAGTCTTTCTACTTATACCAAAATAGTCAGCAATTTGATCTGTAGTTAAAACAGCCGCAAGAGTTTCAACCTCATTAATTTGTTGCTCATTTAAAGTTATTAGCGGTCTGCCTGGAGCAGATATTCCTTCTCGTTCAGCTTTCATTAGCTATTGCCTTTCGTTACATTTTATTATAATATAAATTTATTAATCAAAGGAGTTTACAATGAAACCAATTAATTTTGTCACGCCTCATGAAGAATTTTGTTTTAATACTGCTGTATATTTT